CATAGATGCGCTCACGCGCATCTATGCATTTATGAAGAATATAAGATCTCTTGATCTCTATATACTGGTTGAAAAATTCTGTGTTTCGTTAAAGAAAGCGAGGATTGTAACTTTGTAATATTAGGGATCCTTTGACGATCCCGTTACTCATTATTCTACTCGGAAACCATTCCCTTGCGAACGTCTTTGTGTTGTTTAAAGTATTCGATTGAGCTTTGCTCTCTTTACTTTGAAACAGTCAGTATGTAGATATCCACCACCACGTCTGGTGTTGATTTCTAATTGTTTTTTAAAGAATGAACATGTTATTACCATTGCGGCCACGACTGCCGTAATCCAAATTTAAAAACTAGTCACCCCCCCCCTATTTGTTAGTATGGACCCTTCTGGTCCTACCTCCTTTTTAGGAGTTCGTTTTTCTACTGTTCACAATTGTGTTCAGCTATATATTATAAAAATAAAAATTATAAAACTCGTACAAAAAACTTATAAAAAGGTACTTTATACAGTGCCACCTGCATATTTATGAGAAAACACACTTATATGTATTAGTGTGGGAATAGGATATTCCTGCCCAAAGCAAACTTAATCTACGCAAACGCCTCTCCGTTCTTTTATGGACGACGCGAATCGTGAAGTAGTGATAAATTACAGCTCCAGTTGGAGCCGAGGATTGTCTAAAGTTGTTAGTAAGACCACATGAAAAATATATTTGTTATTACAGATAAGTAAAAGTCTAATCTGTCACTCCCGATGTAGTGGGATATAGCCTGACTGGCTGAATAATACGTCTTCCAAATCCCAGAGTACAATTTTAATCCACGATGTTTTTTACCCGCGCAATTAAGATTTCTCCCAATGATTCCACCGAGCTTACGCTCGCTGATGATGTTCGAACTACTCCTATTAGAGTTGTTCCTGTTGTTCCTGCTTCTGCAGAACTTGAGATTTTTATCTCTGGACCTTTTGGCTCGTTGATCAAACGAGCCACTTATACTGATGAGCTATTTGCCTATGTACAAGGCGTTATTGATACACGCTATGTTAATGGCAAATGGAAGTATACACCCCTTCGTCGAAAGATGAGAAATTTATCATTCTCTTTATCTTTCAAGGGTAAGGTACTTTCCAAAAATCACGTTTTATTACGTGATTACAACATTTTTTCACGTGCTGTGATTAATGTTGAATTTTACTTCCTTGCTGGTGGAGCTCCCACCAAGGAAGAGTCAAAAACTGACAAGTCCATTTTGCGCCCACTCCTTGAGATTGGTGCGTTGATGGGTATGTCCGCACTTGTTGAAAAGCAGTGCTCTCCTGAAGCTACTGAAACTATTATGCATGCTGCAGAATGTCTTCTCATTTCTTACAAAGATTTTGAGTATGTTAATTCTAAAGCCGAATTCTTGTTTTGGTGTCAAAAGGTCATGAAAATGTTTACACGTCAAAATATTTCGACAACAATCAACAATTGTATTGCCGGTGCACAAGCCGGTCAACAATTAGATGTTGAAATGATGTATGAACGTTACTTTGGTAAACTTGAAGAAAGTGTTGACGAAATGTTCGCATCACAATCTAGTTTTGCCTTAGATGATTTGACTTTTGAGGATGGTCTCAGTACACTGAGACAAATGCTCTCCACTGCCGATAATATTGGTAGTCACCCCGTTGTAAAACGCTTTGTTGCGTTGACCTCTTATATGCTTGTGAATAACATGCTTAGTAAGGTCGGGGTTGATTTTAAGTGGTGTGAGTACAATGAAATGGAACAACAAGCTATGAAAGCAAAATTTTCTTCCAAGAAAGGTTTTGTTATTTGTGTTCTTGATGTTTCATTATACATTGTTGAACGTTTGTATCAAGTTTATAAAACTGGACAATGGTCATCTCTTTTGCATTCTGGATCTACTTATGAAAAATGGTTGGATCAAGCTGATGCTCTTAAGCGTAAATCTGTTTTACTGGCTAACCCCGGTGCACATGGTTTCACTGTTTATGAATTTATTTCCGATCTGAAAAATACGATCGAAGAAGGAGAAACTATTAGAAAGTATCCAATGACTGATTGCAAGTATGATTTAAAGTCTGTGAAAATGGCTTTGAATGATTTGCGCATGATTGATGCGAACACTCTTACAAAGCGTGCAGCTCGTGCTACGCGTGATGCTCCATTCGCTTGTTTGGTACTTGGTAAATCTGGTATCGGCAAGTCTGGAGTTATGGAGATCTTGTTTCGACATTACGCCCAGTACTTTGATTTACCGGATGATGATGATTATCGATTCACTAGAAATAGTGGTGATGATTATTGGTCTGGATTTACGTCCTCGTGTTGGTGTGCGGTGTTTGATGATATTGCTGCTATTAACCCTTCAATGGGAATTGAGGATAAAACCTTGAATGAAGTTTTGCAAGTCATCAACAATGTACCGTTTGTTACTAATCAGGCTGATTTGCCAGATAAAGGACGAATTCCTTTTCGTTGTGAATTGATTTTGGCATCTACCAATGCTCCAGATTTGAATGCTCATCACTATTATCAAAATTCGGCTGCTGCTCAGCGTCGTTTTCCGTTTGTTGTGGAAGTTACTTTGAAGCCTGAGTATATGAATGCTGAAGGATTTATTGATAAGAAGAAAGCTGTTGCTCCCCTTGAGGGAGAATTGCCTAATTATTGGTATTTTGCGTTAAAGCATTATGTACCTAAAATGAATGGCGATAGACAAATGGCTGATCTTAAATCAGTATTGAACACAGCTGGAGAACCAGTTGTTTTTTCTGATATTGATGATTTTGTTGCAGCTTATGTTCGTACTGTGGAGTCTCACAAACTCTCGCAGATACAATCTAAGCAAGCTTATGGAACCAATGTTACTGTTTGCAAACAATGTGCACGCTCAAAAGCAAAGTGCAGTTGTATTGTACCTCAAGTTATGGAAGAGGATATTGAAAATCCTTTTGATGTGCTTGAAGCAGAATGGTATCTCACTGAAGAAGAAGAATGGTGGATTGCAATTTGGAATCTGGTCCTTGATTGGACTTTGATCTGGATTATTAACTGTACTCTTCGTGCTTTTGGTATTGTTTATGTTAAATATGACCTAATTCAACGCATGGTTGGATATGTACTTAGTGTGCAATTCATTCGTGCTTGTTTTTGGGCTCTGATTGAACGTTATATGTTACCAAAGCAGGCAGCTTATTTGATTGGATTGACTATTGAACATCGACGTAAATTGTGTTATTTCTCTTACTTTATTGTAGGGGCAAGTGCATTTATTTCGTCGTATGCTCTATATCGATTTGTTGATAAAGTTGCTAAGATTGAAGATGAAGTTGAAGAACAAGGTAATCGACCTAGTGTTGGTAAACCTATTGTTGTAGAAATTCCAGAGAAGGAAAATGTATGGCATGCAACTCATTATGAATGTACCACGCAGGATATGCCGCTTTCGAGCACATCTCTTGTTGGTCGTCAGCGTGAGGATATTACCAATATGTTGTCCAACAATGTAGTTTTTGTTGTTATTCAATTTGATGATAAAAAGTTCTACTCCCAGATGGCTATATGTATCAAAAGTCAGAAGTACATTATGAATGCTCATGCGTTCAAAACTGTTCATGATGATGGTACACCTGTGCTCTGTTATACCATTCGTGTAAATGTTGGTAAGGAACAGAGTGGTGTTTCCCAAATAGTTCATGCTAAGCTTAAACGCTCGGATGTCTTTATTGATGAGAAGAGAGATTTAGCTATGTTTGAATTGTTGGGTGCTCCACCAAAGAAAGACATTACCAAGTTTATCCCTCCTGTGGGGTTTACTGGAATTAATGATGGATTTCTATTGATGAAGAAACCAGATGGAAGCAGATATACAAAAAATTTGTCCAATGTTGTTAAATCCTGGTCACCGCCAGGTTGTGGAACCGCTGATTGTAGCGTGTTCAACTATGTTTGTGAGGAGATTACTGAGTTTGGTGAGTGTGGATCTATGCTGATCGTTGAGGCCCCCCGTGGTCCTGTGATTGGTGGATTCCATGCTTACGTTGTGTTGAAGGATGGGTTACCATCACCAACTGCTCTAGCTATCTCTCTTGATGTTGAGATTCTTGAATCTCTCGAAGAAGGTTTTGCCTCTCTCAGTGTTGCCATTGGTGACATCGAACCAAGTGTCATTGCTTTAGATCTTAATGAAGGTGATCGTCAACTTAATACTCTCCACCATAAGAGTGTAGTTAGCTATTGTCCTGAAGGATCCGCAAGTGTTTATGGCACGTTGAGTGGGAAAAGACCTCAACCACGTAGTAAGGTTTGCTCCACCCCTTTGCGAGAAATCGTAGAGCAAAAATTTGGCCGAAAGGCTGAGTTTGGAGCACCTGTTATGTCAGGTTGGAATTGTTGGCGAAAGAACATTCTTCCTGTTTTGGATCGTACAGCTACCTATGATAAATCAATCCTTCTGAAAGCGAAAGAAGCTTTTGTGAAGGATATTTTGTCTGGGTTGGATGTGAATGAACCGGAGTGGAAAAATTATGTTCACCCTCTTGACGATTATTCAACTGTGAATGGTATTCCTGGCGTTCAATTTATTGACGCAGTGAATTTTAATACATCTATGGGAAATCCATGGTGTACTACTAAGAAGAAGTTCATCCACCCTTCCCCTACTGAGATTAAGCCTGATGGTCAAGATTTCGAGGATGAGGTGTGGGAACGAGTTACTAAGTGTCACAATCAGTATCAAGCTGGTCAGCGTTATATGCCTGTATTTCAATTGCATTTGAAAGATGAGGCCGTACCTGTTCAGAAGATTATTGATGAGAAGACACGTGGTTTTTCTAGTGGTCCAGTTGATTATTCTTTGGAGGTGCGTAAGTATTTGTTACCGTTTGTTCGTCTTGTTCAGAAAAATAAGTTTGTGTTTGAGTCTGGTCCTGGAACCGTATGTCAATCTGCCCAATGGCAGCAAATTCGGGAGTATCTTGTTACTTTCGGTGAAGATAAGATTGTAGCTGGTGACTACAAACAATTTGATAAGGGTATGTTAGCAGATTTCATTCTGTCTGCATATTCCGTCATTTTGGAAGTGTGTCGTTCAGCTGGTTATTCTGAAGAAGATTTGAAAGTGATCACTGGTATTGCATATGATACTGCTTTTCCTGTTACCAATTTTAATGGCGACTTGATTGAGTTCTTTGGGAGTAATCCTTCTGGACATCCTTTGACTGTCATTATTAATGGTTTGGTTAATGCCTTGTATATGCGATATGCGTTTTGTGTTTTGAATCCAAGTGGTGAATGTTGTGAATTTAAAAAGTTTGTGCATTTGATCACTTACGGTGATGATAATATCATGGGAGTGTCTGATGAGACTCCATGGTTTGATCATGCTGCTATTGCAGGTGTCATGAAAAGTATTGGTATCACGTATACTACTTCTGATAAAACAGACCGTGTTTTGACGTATGTTCATATTGATGAAGAGCAATTTTTGAAGCGTAAGTGGCGTTTTGATAGTGATGTAGGTTTTTATGTTTGTCCTCTGGACGAGGAAAGCATTTTTAAATCGCTCACTGTCTGGCGACCATCGTCTTCAGTTGCTCCTGGTTATCAAATGACAGATGTTGTTCATTCTGCGCTGTATGAGTATTTTTACTATGGCAAAGAGAAATTTGAAGAAATGCGTAATTTTTTGATGGAGTCGTGTAGTAGCGTTGATGTTGTTTCTGCGTATTCAAAGAAGAAGGAATTCCCTACGTGGGATATGTTGTTAGAAAACTTTTTGAGTGCGTCTGACGGTTTGAGAACCGAGATGCACGGTGTTATTCGTTACAATAAGAAAGCCTTCTTTGAGAAGGTTGGTGAGGATCAGAATCCTCAAATTTTCGGTTAGGGGCTGCTTGCAGTACCCCTGATCTGCTTCTGCTGTCTGGGCTCTCGAAATTGGTGTTCGAAAGAGTCAGTGTGCGTAGTTGCTGGCTGTCTACCTGGGCGATCCCCAAAATCCCTGTTTAGGGAAGTGTTGGTTGACACGCATTAACACCGAAACTCAACACTCTAATAGATCTAAAGTGTTGTTTTAAAAACGATCTGCAAAAACAATTTTTAAAAACGTTGTTGAGCGCTTTACCAGAAATAAGCGCACTTGTTCATGTCTTGCGTGTGAGACGAACAAGATTAGTCACACGAAATTTCCATGCTTTCGAGCGTGGGCTACTCAGTCAAATGAAACGGGAGCTGACCCTTTTAAAGCTGTTACTGATTCCTCTAATACTGAGGAGAGTCAACAAGTTTCTTTTACTGATTCCGTTTTGGGCGAGACCTTTGACATGGGGAAATCACAAAACCCCGTGGCATTGGTTGACGGTACACCTGACATCACGTTAGGTCAATTTCTCGCTCGACCCACACTCATTGCTTCCACTACTTGGAATCAAACAGACGCGGTAGGCCTTAAGGTGTCCTATGATCCGTGGAATCTGTTTATTGCAAATACACACATCAAGAAAAGAGTTGATAACTTCGCATTCATTCGCGGTCGATTACATGTAAAAGTGTTGTTGAATTCGACTCCGTTTTGGTATGGCTTGGGTATGTTGTCGTACTGTCCTCTTCAAAAGATAGTTACGGGTAACAATCCCAATCGTGCCGCAACGGCTACTGATGCGTATTTGGTTGCAGCATCTCAGATGCCCAATATTAAGTTGGTACCAGCGAAATCAGCTGGGGGGGAGATGGCTTTGCCATTTTTCTATCACAAGAATTGGTTGCCTTTAACGGCAAACGATCTTACTAACATGGGTACTTTGAATTTGAGTGTTGTTACACCACTTTTGTCCGCTAATGGATCTGCCGCAATCAATGTGACGATTCAGATTTTGGCTTGGATGGAAGATGTTGAACTCATGGGTCCCACAGTCACACTTGCAGCACAAGGGCGTGACGAATATGGTGATGGTCCGATATCTGCTCCTGCCTCTGCGGTTGCAGCATTTGCAAGTACCATCAAAGTACCGATTATCAAAAAATTTGCGAGAGCTACAGAAATTGGGGCCCAAGCGGTTTCCAATATAGCCCGTCTTTTTGGTTATTCTAATGTACCTGTCATTGAGGAAGTTCATGGTTTTATGCCCTCTGTTTTACCTCATTTGGCAAGTTCTGGAATTGGTACTCTTGTGCAAAAGTTGACACTTGATCCCAAGTGTGAATTGTCTATTGATCCTTCATTGCATGGAGTTCCAGCGGAAGATCCTTTGGATCTTTCTGCTATCTGTGCGAAGGAATCTTATGTTGGACAAATTACATGGGCAACTACTGATGCTACTGATGCGCAACTTCTTGTTGCGCGAGTGCAACCAGTGTTGAGTAATGTTGCCGCTGTTACTGGTGGTAACCGTATTGCTACTACACCTATGGGTTACGTTTCGCAGTTTTTCCAATTTTGGCGTGGAACTGTGATCTTTCGATTCAAGGTTGTGTGTTCTCAATATCATAAAGGCCGAATTCGTATATCGTATGATCCTGTTGGACGTATTGATACGAATGCTGATTCATACAATTTAACGTATACTAAAATATACGATATTGGTGAAGATAATGATATTGAGATTGAGGTTCCATACCATCAGGCCACTGCTTGGTTGGAAGCGCGAACAATGACGTCTGCCAATTGGACAACATCGGGTGCTTTGGCTCCTAGTTTGTTGAACGATAATGGTTTGATTAATATTCGTGTTTCCACTACTTTGACCGCTCCTGTTTCTACAGCCTCTGTACGCATTTTAATGTATGTGCGCGGAGGAAAGGATTTCGAGTATTCGACTCCTTTGTCGGACTCAGATGGTGGTGGAAATCTCATTTCATTGTTTGCAGCGCAAGGTTTGACAGCTGAAGCTGATCCTTTACAGGTTGGAACTACACGTGAAGTTGTTGGTACTCCTACACAACCCAGTGATAAGCGATATCTCATGAATATGGGAGAAGCTATCAAGAGTTTACGTCAGGTTCTACAACGCCATTCCCTAGCTCGCTCTATTTCCCTTGGAGATACAACAGCGGCAGGGTATTGGGCAATTTGGAAGATGAAGTTTGGTCGTATGCCATTGGTTAATGGATATGAAACTACAACAGGCATTAATACAGCTAGAAATCAAGCAAACACTGCCACTCTTCCATACAATTGGGTGTCCAAACATCCACTCCCCTATGTTACAGCTATGTATCGTGGATATCGAGGAGGAATTAACCACCAATTACTCATCAGAAATGATCGAGGAAATGATTTGTACGGGTTCCGTATAATGCGATATGGTGGTATTCGCACTGCAGCAGAGAATAGCGGTTCTTGGAACTACTCTATTGCGGCACCCAATGCAAATCAAAATGCTTCGTTTTTGAATACCAGTGTGGTATGGGAAGGAACTGGAGGTCAGAATGTGACCAATCCGTTAGTAAATAACGGACTTTCCAGTCTTTTACCTGATTTTAATATGGCAAATTTCAATATCTTTTCACCTAATATTTTGGTGGAAGGCTCTACTGAAGATTTTTCATATCATAACACATATGGTCTTCATACGACTGTTCCTATCAATGCTACAATTGTACCATATAGTGGAACTGTCATTCAGCAGTACGTTGCTATGGGAGTGGATTTCACTCCTGTGTTCTTTCTTTGCGCACCCACTTTGGATGTGTACAGTGGAACTCCTGTAGCCCCGTAGGAAGCACCTACAAAACAAATAACGCGTCGCGGTCGCGTTTTTGTGCCTAAATGGCTTTTTTTGCTCTTCAGACTACGTCTCTGTCGCAGCTACGTCACCCAGATGGTGTTAATACTCAAATGTAAGGTTTTTGTAACAGTCCCCCCTCTGGGGGACTGCGAAATTTTTTGCTTTACCGTTGATATTTTCACTTAGGGTGTACGAGAATCGTGCATCG